GGAAGACGACACCGCGAGCCTGACCGATGGAAAATGGACTGAGAACCATCGCCTGCGCGGCATCGCCTACCTCTACGTTCGCCTGACGTGGGACGCCGAGAAATTCCCGAGCGGCATACCAAACATCAGCGCCGTCATTCGCGGCAAGAAGGTGCTCGATCCGCGCACGGCGACAACCGCCTATTCTGCCAACGCTGCGCTCTGCCTTCGCGATTACCTCACCGACACGTCGCTCGGCATGGGCATGACCGCAGCCGAGGTGGACGATACCGCTTTTGGCGTCGCCGCCACCATCTGCGAGGAACAGGTTCAAATCCTTCCGCTCTCGCCGACTGTTTACGAAAACCGCTACGAGGCCAACGGCGTGATTGTGACGAGCGCATCGCCCGACGAGAACATCGGCAAGCTCCTGAGCGCAATGGGTGGCCTGATAGCCTACACGGGCGGCAGGATCGTTCCTTATGCGTCCGCCTACCGCATCCCAACGGTGACGCTGACCGAGAAGCATTTTGTTGGGCCGCTCAACGTGCAGACGCGGACGAGCGCACGCGACCGCGTAAACTCAGTCAAAGGCGTTTACGTGAGCGAAACGAACAACTGGCAGGTGACGGACTTCCCGACGATCAGCTCGGCAACCTACGTCACGGCGGACAACAACAACGTCTTCTTCCGCGACGTCGTGCTTCCTTTTACGACCTCGCCGAGCTGCGCCCAACGGCTCGCCGTTCTTGAACTGCGCCGCGCTCGCGAGGAAATCACGTTCTCGGCACGCTTCCGCCTCGAAGCGATGCAGGTTCGGGCCGGTGACACGGTCATGATTACCAACGAGAAACTCGGCTGGTCGTCCAAGGTGTTCGAAGTCATGGAGTGGAACTTTGCGAGCGACGGGACGCCGCCCCAGGTGTTCATCGACATGACGCTGCGGGAGACCGCTTCGTCGGTTTACTCGTGGGCCGTCTCCGACGAGATCGCCGTGCCGGACTCGCCGAACACGACGTTGCCCGATCCGTTCACGCTCGGCGCGCCGACAAATCTCTCTCTGACGGCTGACGGGACGACGCAGTTGGTGCAGGCCGATGGCACGATCCTGCCACGGATCCGCGTCGGCTGGACGCCACCGGCTGCGGAATTTATCCAGTCGGGCGGGTCGGTCGTCATCGAATACAAGCCGGCCGCAAGCACGACCTACCTGACGTGGAACACCGTCGAGGGAGCGCAGACCGAGGACTTCATCAGCTCCGACATTACGATCGGCACGAATTACAACGTGCGGATTTACGGGGAGAGCTACTTTGGCATCTCAACAAGTTACCTCGGGGGCTCGATTACCGTTGCAAAAGACACGACCGCGCCGGCAATTCCCACTGGCTTGACCGCAGCCATCGGCACCGGCAAGGCCGTCTCTCTCGACTGGAACGACAACACCGAGCCGGACTTTTCGGAGTATGGCATTTATCGGAACACCTCGGCAGTCACGCCGGCCAATGCAAACACGGACAAGATCGCCGAGGTTCGAGCCTCGCGGTTCGTGGACACAGACGTAAACATCGGAACGACGTATTACTATTGGCTCAACGCTTACGACTCCGTTGAGAACGTCAGCGGCTTTACGAGCTACGTTCAAGCCACGCCGTCCGTCATCACGGCCGGGCCGATTGACCCGACTGCGCCGCTGCCGCCGAACGCTCCGACGCTGATCAGCACGACGGTTTATCTCGCTAACGACGGGACGAGCTTCGCCAAAATTTCGCTCACGGCGCCGCCGTTGCCATCCGGCGCGGTCGCTCTCGACGTGCTTTATCGGCGGACGGGATCAAGTGATTTTATCATTGGAAATCAAATCGCCTCCTCCGTTTCGTATGCGGTTTCAATTGACGATCTTTCTACCGGCGAGCCTTACGAATTTGCGGCAAGGGGCGTTTCGTTCTCGGGTGCGTTGTCGCCGGTGTCTTCGGTGCTCAGTCAGACCGCGCCGGGCAACACGATTCTGCCAACGGCACCGACCGCATCTTTTATAAGCGGACAATTTGCACCACCCGTTTCTCAAGGAAGGATTCCGATGTTTGCAATCGGCATGTCGATTACGGCCGCAGCCAGCACCGACATCGCGCGCGTGCAAGCAAAGGTGGCCGTGACCAACAATCCAAACGACGGTGCGGCTTGGTATGCAGACGGGGACAACAGTCTATTCGATCAAGCGATGCCGGCGAATGGAAGCGTGCGAGTGGCTTTTTACGACGTCACGGGAATGACTGCCGGATTCGGATTTGCTCGCGTCATCTCTCGCAGCGGCATCGCCTCAAATTGGACTTCCCTCGGCAGCGTGCAGGCCGACCCGTCGCTGATCAAGCGACCGCTCGGAACGGTCTCGCAATTCAACACAGACGACGTGAGCACGACCGGGATTAAGACCGGTGGCGGCTCAAGCACCCGCCAGATCAACGTCATTTTTTCCGAGTCAGTCGTTGCTACCTTGGCCGGAGGTGCGGCGTCGGAAACTTTTGAGACATCGCTGACCAATCGCGGATTCAGTGCGAAGCCCGACATCGGAATCGCGCAGTGTTCATCAGACGGCAACATCTCGGCCGCTTACGATTTCGACGCAGCGGGCAACAGCAGCGTGACCGCAGTCATTCGCGTCTCGACAATCGACGGCTCAAACATCGGCGCAGGCAATTACCGTTTTAGCGTCGAGTTTACCGACTTCACATAACTTTATGGCATTTCAAAAAACCATCACCCTCGCGAGCGGAGTGTCAGGAAATTACACGCGGCTCATTACCTACCGCTGGGATCGTTCGACGCGTGAGGCCGTCGCGTTGTTCGCGCTCTACCTCGACGCGCAGGCCGCGCACGCAGGCAAGCAAGCGCTCACTCCGTTCATCGCCAAGCTCCGCCTCGACGGCGCAAAGTTCGACCTTTACCTCGGCAACGCCGTGCTGAGCGAGCACGCGGCGATTGCTCAGCTTTACGCAGCGGCGAAGGTGGAGCCGGTCTCGTGCGACTTCGGATCAAACGTCTTCGCCGACGCCGTGGACGCGTAGTGATTTCGTCCAATGACCAAAAACGCTCAACGCTTCATCGTCGTCTCGGACAACCACGGCGACATGGCTGACGCTGCGAGCGTGAGCGCGTTGTGGTCTTTCATCGCGGACTGGAAGCCGGAGATCAGGATTCACGCGGGCGACAACTTCGATTTCCGCAATCTGCGCAAAGGCGCGAGCGACGAGGAAAAGGCCGCGTCACTAGCAGAAGACTGGGAAGCCGGCTCAGATTTTTTGCGGCGCTTTTTCGACGGCGGAAAATCAAAACACTTTTTGCGCGGCAATCACGACGAGCGCATCTACGATTTTAAGACCAGCGCGACGGGCATGATGCGCGACTACGCGGGCGACGGCATCAAACGGCTGGAAGCTATCGTGAAGAAGTCAGGCGCGAAAATGCTGCCTTACGATTCCGACCTCGGCGTGCTTGATCTCGGCAACCTCTCGGTGATCCACGGCTACCATACCGGCATCGGAGCCTGCCGGCAGCACGCGAACATTTACCGCAACTGCATTTTTGGACACGTGCACACCATCGAGTCATCACCCGTTACGGCACGCGAACCGGCAGAAGCGCGGAGCATCGGGTGCCTCTGCAAGCGCGATATGGATTATGTGAATAAGAAAACGGGCAAGCTCCGCTGGGCGCAGGGCTGGGCCTACGGTCTGCTTTTTTCCAACGGCACCTATCAGCTTTTCCAGACGAGAAAAATCAACGGACAATTTTATGCCGCGAGCGAAATCAAAACCTACTGCGCCGGATGACTGGGCGCACGAGCTACAATCGCTCCTCGTCCGAAAAGAAAATCGGCCACCGGGAGAAGGCTGGCTCAGCTCGTTGGAGTTCGCGCAAAAATTAAAAATGTCCCGTAGCCAAGCCTTCAAAATTTTGCGCCAAGGAATAGAAGAGGGCTTGCTCGAAAAATTTAACGGCACGCAAAACAACAACGGCCGACCCTTTCACAACGTGTGGTATCGAAAAAAGAAATAGATGTAAGTCTTTGACTCTCAACGCGCACGGATTGCGTGCGATACTTCGCGCACATTTTTCTTCACATCGCGGGGCGGATGTGTATGGTTTTCGTATGCCAGCCGAAGCGATTTAACGCCGAAGCGCGCAATCAACCACATGAAAATCAGCATCGCTACTGTTACGATCCGCAAGGGCTACACCAGCAAAGATCACCTCCTCACCGAGATCGCCAGCGCCGCGCGCGATACTCTCAAAGCCTCTTACTCCTCGCGCAGCGCCGCAATAAAAGCAGCTGAGCGTGCGATCTATGGCGTTATCGCCTCACGGTCGCTTTACTCTGGATGCGCCGGCGGTCTAGTCGGAGGTGCCGCATGAGCACCACCGAAGCTCTGACCCACGCGCTGATCCTCGCGATCACCGCGCCCGATCAAGCACGCGCCGACCGCGCAATCGCTCTCGCCGAATCAATCGGCGCGGGATGCACGGCGAAGCAGATTGTCACTGCCAAGCGCAACGCAGCGAAACTCTCGAAATGAAACACCTCGCTCTCTTCCTTACGCTCTGCGCCACCGCGCACGCGGCGCCACCAGGCAGCTTCTTCCGCGCTCTGCACGTAGTCGAGACGAGCGGCCGCACCGGGCCAATCCTCGGCGACAACGGCAAGGCGCTCGGACCGCTCCAGATTCATCGCGGCTATCACGCGGACTCACGCGTGGCCGGCGATTACTCGCGGGTGGCCGATCTGGATTACAGCAAGCGCGTCGCGACCGCCTACCTCAAGCGCCACGCTCCCGAAGCATGGGCCAAGGGCGACGTCGAAACGCTGGCACGCGTGCACAACGGCGGGCCGAGAGGCCACCTCAAAGCGGCCACCAAGAGCTACGGCGCGCGCGTTAAGGCACTTTCCAAATGACCACCGAACAACACACCGAGATCCTCACCGAGCTGCGCGCCATCCGTGCGGCTCTCGAAGCAAAGCCACGCCCGGCGCAAGCAACGACTACCGCATCGACCGGCACGCCGAACTCTCTTCCGCCGCCAGCGGTCGAGATCTTGAACGCCGGCGAAGTGCAGATCCACTTCGGAAAAAACACCGGCACGCCGCTCAGCTCGCTGACCGACAAGCAGCTCTTGTGGTATGGCGCGGACCGCCCGGAGCAGCTCAAGCAGGACGGCACGCCATTCGCTCCGCGCGAAGCCGACGTTTTGCTCAAGAACGCGTGTCGCACCTTGTGGCATCAGCGCAAGAGCGGCGCGCCAATCGTGCTGGCTGCTCAGCCGTTAGACGACGGCGAGCAAGTGCCGTTTTGATCTTTGTCGCCGGTATCGACGTAAACCAGAACCCTACGACGCCGCTGGTGGCGGTGCGAAAATACGCCAGCAACTATTTCCCAAAAGGAAAACCCTCCGGCCAACGACGACCGGAGGGACACACGAAACACACACACGATACACTAACATGGATACCGTAAAATCAGAGAACACAATCGCGGTCGCAGAGACCGCCACGAAAGCGCCGATTCAGTTCGGCCAACACGGAGTGCAGCTCCAATCAATCGACGAGGCGTTTCGCTTCGCTCGCGCCGTAGTCGCTTCGGGCTGGGCACCGAAAGGAATGGAAAAGCCGGAGTCGGTGATGATTGCCATACAGTTTGGGATGGAACTAGGGCTGACGCCGATGGCGGCGCTCCAGAACATGGCAGTGATTAACGGCAGGCCGGCGATCTACGGAGATGCGGCGCTCTCGCTGGTTCGCTCATCCGGCCAGCTCGTCTCTTACAAAGAGACCGAGGTCGGCGAGCCGGGCAAAGACAGCCACGGCTTTACCGTCACAGTGCAGCGTCGCGGATTCGACGCAGCCAGCGAGACGTTCACCTGCGCCGACGCGAAGGCCGCAAAGTTGTGGGGCAAGGCCGGACCGTGGACCGACTATCCGAAGCGCATGATGAAATTCCGCGCACGCGGATTCCTACTGCGTGACCAATTTGGCGACATCTTGAAAGGACTCCGCACCGCCGAAGAAGCGCGGGACATCCCAGCCGAAATCAACGTCACTCCTCTGGCCGACAAGCTCGCGGGCGGATTATCGGAGGCGATCAACAACTAATGAAACCACGCGTTAGAACTTTAGGAATTCCGACCCGCCGCAAAGACGTGCACGTCGAGATCGCAAAGCCGAAGCGCCGCGAAGTCGTGGACGAAACCACTTACAGCCGGAACAAGCTCGGCATCGCAGTGGACAGTCGCGGGCGCTTTATCGGCCGGCGCGACATCGAAAAAGGTGCGGCGCATTTTTGGAACTCACGGAGAAAACTAACATGAACAACGACAACGAAATCAAAGCACAGGCGATCATCAACGCGGCGACGGAACAGTTCCGAAGCCTGCTCGAAACCAACTTCCGCAGCATCGCCAAGGCGGCGCAAGACGGATTCATCGAGGACGAAGAAGCGACCGAGCCGAAGGCGAAAGCCTCGTTTACGGTCGAGTGGGACAGCCTCGCGCAAGCGCCGAAGGTCGGCGTGAAGATCGCGTGGTCGGTTCGATTCAAAGACGAGAGCGAGACGGAGATCGATCCGCTGCAAAGCAAGCTCGGGTTGGAGGAAATGAAATGAGCGCCGAGACCATCGAAGCCTACCACGCCAACCCGGCGATCTCGCACAGCAAGCTGGAGTGCTACCGCAGGCGGCCGGCGCTCTACTACAAGAAATACGTCGCAAAGACTCTGCCGCAGCCGGAAGAGACCGGAGCCTTTCGCCTCGGCAGCGCGGTCCATTGCGCCGTGCTCGAAGAAAAGGAATTCGCCTCGCGTTACATTCTGCGACCGGACTGCGACCGCAGAACCAAAGAAGGCAAGATCCAGTTCGCCGAGTTCAGCGCACAGCACGCGGACAAGACGCTGCTGGACGCCGACGAGATGGCGCAGGTCGTGCAGATGCGGGAGGCCGTGGCGGCGCATCCAATCGCGTCGCGATTGCTCGCGGAAGGGATCCCAGAGATGACTTGGCGCAAGTTGCAGCCGAACGCACTCGGCGCTCTGCAATGTCGGATCGACTGGTTCGCTCCGTGCGGCTGCGATATCAGTGAGTTTCACCCTTACGCGCTGGACCTCAAGACGGTCGAGAGCTTGGACTCCGACGCGTTCCGTAACTTCGAGAGGGCTGCGTTCAGCTACGGGTATCATCGGCAGGCGGGATTCTATCTGCCGTTGATTAACGAGATTCTGGAGTATCCGGTCTCTCGGATGTATTACGTGGCCGTGGAGAAGGTCGAGCCGTTCGGCGTTGCGGTTTACACGCTGAGCGACGACGCGATTGCCAAGGGACAGGACGAGAACATCGCGGACCTCGTGCGGCTTAAGAAGTCGCTCGAAGACAATCACTGGCCGAACATCGAGCCGACCGTCCATGAGTTGAAACTGCCGGCGTGGTATGCGAAATGAAATCGAACCTCAAATATAACTGGAGAATCACGCTCGGAGCGCCGGGTCACTCGATCAGCGCGATCAAGTTCTGCACGCTCGAACAGGCGTTGCTCGCGGCTGACGAACTTGAAACCGAAGTGGATTGGCTCGTGACCCTTATCGGCATCACTCGCGAAACATGAAAGAACTATTCGTCATCACCGTTGCGACCTCAGTCTGCACTAGCGCAATTTGCTTTTGGCTCGGCCACGCGCTCGGCAAACGCCGAGGCCGAGACGAGCAATGGGTCAGCGACTACCTTGCTTACGAACGCAAAACACAGGCCGGCCGAGACAAGCTCGGACGGTTTCAAAAACGAAAGGCAAAATATGGTAAGATCAAAATCTCAGCACCAAAAAACGAATCATGAGATCGACCGGCGGCTGCTCGAAATGCAGTCACCGCGCGAGATTGTCCGAAATCTGCGCGGCGCAACGCTGAGCAATGTCCACGCGAGAGCGCGGCGACTGAGCTTGGCGCTGCACCGCATCACGCAGGCCGAGCGGGATCATTTGCTCGTCAGGCGAATGGGGAGGACAGTATGACGACCTTCATTTTCGGCGACCCGAAAGGACAGCCAAGGGCGAGAGCCTTCGCCCGCAAAATGGGCGCTAAGCACGTCGCGCGGATGTATGACAGCGACGTGGCCGACGCGTGGAAGCGGGCGGTGGACCTCGGGATCGAGCGCGAGCATAGGGCGCAGCCGCTCGTCATCGATCCGGTCGGAGCGTTCGAGGTGAAGCTCACGTTTTTCTTCCGCCGGCCGAAAAGTCACTACGGGAAAGGCGGTCACGTAAAGGCGAGCGCGCCGGTCTGCCACGTGAGCAAGCCGGACGCCGACAATCTCGCGAAGCTCGTGCTTGACCGCATCACGCGCGGCGCGCGGATCTGGCGGGACGACTCGCAGGTGGCGAATTTAAGCGTGCACAAATTCTGGGCGATCACTGACGCGAGGATTGGGGTTTACGTGAGCGTGGAGCGGTTCGATCTGAGCGAGGCTTGACGTGTGGAGCGGATCGCATAAACAAAAGCAAGGCCGTGAAACGCCTAAGCATGGATCAATCACTAACTTTTCGTCCGTCAGTCTGCGCGAGGCGTGTTCTATCGCCAAGTTTCACCGCGTAGACTGTCGGACGATTTTTTTGATTTATGAGAATACGAACTATCAAACCGGAGTTTTTCACGCATGATCGGCTTTTCGATGCCGAGATCGAAACGAAGCTCCCGCTCAGGCTGGCATACATCGGACTCTGGTGCGCCGCAGATCGCGAAGGCCGCTTTCGATGGGAGCCTCGAAGGCTCAAAGCGCTTATTTTTCCTTACGACAAAATCGACTTTGCACGGGTGCTCGACGCGTTGGTCACGCGTGGCTTCATCGTAAAGTATTCAAAAGCAGGCGTCGATGACGCGTCTTTTGGCTCAATTCCGAGCTGGCACAACCATCAGGTCATAAATAACCGCGAAAGAGCCAGCCAATTACCGGAACCACCTACTGATCAACACTCATTTGACGCGTGCGGCACGCGTGCTCCACGCGTGGATGACGCGGGTCAAGGGGAAGGGAAGGGAAGGGAAGGGAAAGAAGGGAAGGAGGTCGCGGAGGTTTCCGCGATCAGCGACGAAGATTGGCTGAAGCAACTTGAGATTCTGCCGGCTTACAACCTGATCGACGTCCGGCGCGAGTATTCGAAGATGCAAACGTGGTGCGGCGTAAACCGCAAGATGCCGAGCCGGCGCCGATTCGTGGCTTGGCTCAATCGCATCGAAAAACCGATGGATGCAGCGAAAGGAAACCGAGCGCATGAAAGCATCATCGATCGCTCCTGACCCATCGCCCGCAGAGCGCCGGCTGATCGCGGCGTGCATGGCCGGAGGCGTGCAGACCGTGGCAAGCGCGGTCAACCACGGCATCAGCGCCGAGACCTTCGCGGACCCGATGCTCGGGATTATCTGGCAGGCTCTGGTGCAGACCGCGACCGAGGACAAGGACACGCACGTTTTCAAAGTCGGCCGGCGCGCCTTTGGTTCGGCCATCGATGCCGAGAGCATGGGCCAACTGGCGGAGATCGCCGCGCTTGAGCCGACATCGATCTTTGCGAAGCAGCTTACGATCGAAGTCATCGACGCGAACAAGCGCCGCAAGGCCGTCACCAAGCTCGCTCAAGCGCTCGGCGCAGTCACTCCACGCGAGGGCGGCGAGTGGGAAGAGGACTGGTCTGCCGCACGCAAAGCGATCCACGAGGCCGAGCTGGCGGTTTCGATCCAAGGCGCGACGAAAAGCCTCTCGGCGATCGTTGACGAATACATCTTTGACGAGATCCACGGCCGCGAGGCCGGGGTCGTCGGGACTGGATTGCCGCACTGCGACGAGTATTTTGGGAAGATCCGAGGCGGCGAGGTGTGCGTGATTGCAGGCCGGCCAGGCGTCGGCAAGACCGCGCTCGCGATCCAGATGGCTGACTCAGTTGTGCGCGGCGGCGGCAAGGCCATGATCGTTTCGCTGGAGATGCAGGCGCGCGATTTGGTCGGCCGGCTCGCGAAGCAACGACTGGGCCGCAGCGCCGGCATCGTCCGAGGCTGCACCGCGGCCGAGTATCAATCGGCCAAGACCTCGTGGATTGCGTCGGCGCAGAAGATGAAAGCGGACGAGAAGCGGCTGCACATCTTCGAGGTGCGACAGGTCAAGTCGGTCTCGGACATCGAGGACCGGGTGGCGATGCTCAAGGCTGCGGACGCATTGCCGAACGTGGTCGTCATCGACTATCTGCAACTGCTCTACGCCGAGGACTCACGCGCACCACGAGAGCAACAGGTGGCTCTCATGTCTCGCCGGATAAAACTCATGGCGCTCAACTTCAACGTGGCCGTGATTCTGCTCTCGCAGCTCAACCGGGATGCGGAGAAGGACGGCAGCCGGCCGAAGCTCTCAGGCTTGCGCGAGTCAGGCGCAATCGAGCAGGACGCAGATCGGGTGTGGCTGCTCTATCCTGACCCTGACGTGATGTCAGTTCCTGACGCGCCGACGGTGCAGGTTGTCATCGACCAAGCGAAGAATCGAAACGGAGCGGGCGGGATCGCCAAGGTGGTCGAGTTCTTCAAACCCAGCTTTTCATTCCACAAAAAACTATGAGGCTCTACGACGAACAAAATCGGCTGCACGCGGAGGGCGGACCGGCAGTCACGAACCCAGACGGCTCGTGCGTGTGGTATCATCACGGGAAGATTCACCGGCTCGACGGGCCAGCGGTGCGGCTCGTCTTCGCTGACGGGCGCATCGAAGAGCAGTTTTGGATCAACGGCCGCGAGATCGTGGCGCCGCAAATTTAAACTCATGAACAAAACAAAACAAGAAATCGAAGACGAAATGAAAATGTGGCTCAAACTAAGGACCGAGGTGCAACGCAAGGTTCGATCAAGCACGGCGGACTTAGAGACGGTTGAAAATAAACTAAAACAACTGCTCCGTGAGCTAGGAAAAGCGCGTTCGTGATTGACTCGCAGCGCAATCCGTCAAAATCGATGGGCAACACATGACGACACAACAAACACACGATCAGGATCAACGAGAGCTTGAGGCGCTGCGCTTCTCGGCACGGGCGGCGCGAGCGATCACGACGCTGGAGATGCAGCGCAAGACCATAACTCGGGAATACGGTGAACGCATAAAAAAGATTCGGGCGCTGATTCTGATTCTGCAACAGCGCGAGAGCATCGGGCAACTCGGCATTGACGGCATCAACGCGATCGAGATTTCGCCGGAGCTTAGGAAATTGATTCACAACCCAGTCGGTGACCTGACGTGATCACCGCGACATACGACCGCGCGGCCAACTTCGAGGCGTCTTACGACGGCGCACGGTCGGACGCGGGTCGGCTTTCGGCGGAGATCATGGAGCGGCTGGTCGAGATGCACGAGTTAAAGCTGACGAGCGCGGCGGACTTATGCCGGCGACTAGGCACGCTGGCAGACCTTTCGCCGACGATGTTTCTGGTCACGCTCAGGCTGGGCTCGGGCGATGTGTCAGCCGTGCGTCAGTCGTTCGGCGAGATGGCGGCGAAGACCGGGCGAACGAGGCAGGCGCTGCACTACGAATGGGCGCATGAGATCGAGCGGGTCAGGCTTGTGTTCCCGGCGCTTGCTCAGCTGATGACCGACTACCGGCAGGCGACGGACGAGGCCGAGCGGCCGGACCGAGAGGCGGCGCCGTGAACTACGTCGACCAGATCAAAGCCGAGCAGGACCGAGGCCGGATCTGCAAAGGGAGGTTCGGGAGGTGCTCTGGATGGCTCGCCAAACGCCGTTCTGTGCGATTTAAGGCGGTTTGTCGTAGAGCCTCATAGTTTTTTGTGGAATGAA